GACAAGCTGGTAGAATAACAGACGTAGCCATTGCTGTTAATGCAAGTGGGTTGGATAACGCACAGACGTTATCTATGGAGGTGGATGTTTATTTAGATGGCGTTACGTGTCTGACTACTAAGCCAAAAATAACATACACTAGTGGTGAAGCAAGCCAACAGATGAGCACCGCAGTGTCTGGAGAATATACAGACATTACCTGTGCCGTACTCGATACGGATGCTGTTGAGTTCGCAGAGAACACACTTGTGTCATTTCAAGCAAACTTGACCAGAGCAGCGTCTCCTACCACCGAGATGGAAGGCTTATGTGTGTTTGTTAAATATGAACCGTTCTTATAATAGGAGTACAATCAGATGAAAAGACCTGAAAAAGTAAAAGTATTAGTAAGATGTCTAGCAGTTGGTGAGAAAAGATATCTTAAAAATAGTGTATTGTCGGGGGCTGAGATAACGCCTGATATATTACGAGAGCTCGCATGTGAGTCAGGGACTTTGGAAGTGGTTCAGGCTACTCCAGTAGAGAAACCCGCTGAGTTAAAACCGAATGAAGAGGCCACTCCCCTCGACAATACCAATACCATAGAGGTTGCCAGTGAAGAAGATGATGACGCTGATACTGAGATGGATAGTACGAAGGAAGTTGAAGAAAGCACTGAAGATAATGCGGAAGAAGCTGGAACTAAAGAAGAGGCAGTTGCAAAAAAGGCACCCACTGTTGCTAAGAAAAAAACAGTGAAAGCGAGCAGGGGGAACAAGAAAAAGTAGTTCCCAACGAGAACCATAGAGGAGAAGAATTGTGAGTTTAACTAGGACGACCTTGATAGAATTATTAGAAGTAGAGGTTAAGGGCTTATCATCTTATCTTGATGCTGACGACTATGGTAATGCCGTAGACGATGCAGCTAGGGAAACGGGTTGGGCTCTACCTTTGTCTGATGCGTTCAAGGAATACTGGTATAAAACTAGGTCTAAAAGACACTTATTTTACTATCTTCTCAGCGAGAGTGCTCATAAATTTAAAGTAAAACAGATCAATCTACAACATCGTTTTGACCATTACAGCCTTCTAGTCAAAGATATGGACGAGAAGTTTGCTAAGGTTCAGGAAGATTACCCAGAGTTATTCACATCAGCAGACTATGAGTGTATGTTTGGGAGTAAGATTGATGCTGGATTTGCTTATGAGCCACTAACCGGAAGAGACATCACGTACGATACAGACCAAAAAGTTATAATATCCCCAGAATAAATGGAGATACACGTTGAGTTTAGGAGCAGACCTTAAAGAGACTTATGAAGAAATAGGTATCAAGGTTATTGTAAATGGAAGCGGTGAGGAGTATATTGATTATGCACCGAACTCTCAAGTTACAAAACCCTTCATCCGAGAGTTCTTTATTGAAGGTAGCATCCCATACGACACCACTCAGGTTGTGGGTAGTATAGTCAGGTTTGATATTTTCAACAGTGACTATATGGTTATGAACCTTACCCCTGAATCGCTCGAAAACGAGGTGTATGAGTACAGTGGCGTATATTACATGAGCAATGTATCTGGCGAGATATTAAGACCGTCAGGCGAGGCCGTGTGGGACGATGAGACGTATCAGAAGGTAACATCGTTTGAGGTTATACAGGCAGATGCATATGCCCTTGAGACAGAACCCTTATTTGGAACAGACTTGGATGCTCAGTCAGAACTTGGTAATTTAAGTATCGAAAGGCAGGAGTTGTATATCCCAACACGTTACGGGATACAAGCACTCGACAGGTATCAACCAGTTTCTGGAGAATACTATAAGGTTGATGCTGTAATGAAACGAAGGTTCAGTGGCATGTCTGTATGTAAACTTAGCGAGGATAACAGGTAACATCGTAATTACGAAGTTGCCAAAACCAATCAATCATCAGGTAGGAGAATATCAAAGATGAAGAAGAAGGTTTTGTTTGTTTGCGAACACCCACTTGGAACTACCGGAAACGGTGGTATGATGTCAGGCATTTTATCACAGCTCAATAGTGACGAGTATGACGCAACTCTTTTCTCTTGCGACCTATCCCAAAACCATAATAAAAAGATGGCACTAGAACCGCTACCGTGCAATATTATTTCTGCAAACGATAGTGGAGACAGGTTTGGGAAGCAGAAGTTGTTAGACCTATTGAGTCAAACTGATTGCGATATAGTCTTGTTTGTTGGTCACGATATCTGGCAATACGCACCCACCTACGAAGGTTTAAAACAACTCCAAGACAGTGGTAAGAAGTTTAAGACCGGAGCAATCTTCCCTTGGGACATACAGAAGGTTCGGGAAGACTGGGTTAAATGGATTAACATGATTGACTTCCCCTGCGTATATTCACAGCATGGACTTGACACGCTTAAACCATTAGTGCCGAGTATAAGATACTACCGGCCCATGCTTCACGGTTCTGATAGCTTTAAGGAGTTACCCTTACATCAGATTGAAACCGACAAGAAAACAATGATACCCGGACTTTTAAAAGATGAAATATTGTTTGGGTTTGTAGGTGTCAATCAAATACGTAAAGACCTACAGAGACTGTTGAATGGTTTTTCAATGGCAGTTAAGGAGAATCCAAATGTTGTTCTGTATCTACACACAGATATGCACTCACCATACATGTATAATCTTACACAGTACGCAAGGGACTGTGACATCCCCGCAACAAATTTAAGAGCAAAACAACACGGCACAACTGCCACCCTAGAACAAATGGTTAGGTTGTTTAATACATTTGACTGTCTTATAAACTGTTCACTCCAAGAAGGCTTGTCATGGACACCACTTGAAGCGATGCTTTGTGGTACACCAGTTATAGCTTCCGATACAACCGCACAGACAGAACTCGTAAAAGACGTTGGTGTTCTGGTGCCAAACACAATACCGACATATCAACCCCTAGTTGGTGCTCTTGGTAATTGTCATATTGACGCTCTTGCGTGTAACCCTAAAGACATAGCAGAAGCAATATTGGCTGTTGCTGGCAATAAAGACCTTAGGGTTAAGATGAAAGCGGATGGTCTTAAAAAAGGGCAAGAATGGCTTGACGGTGTTTCAGACGTAAACGACCTTTTGAAAGATATGGCTACAGAACAACACAAGTTGAAAACACAGAAAACAATGAAAAAAGATGAGGTTCTTTTTGTTCAATACGCATCTGCTGGCGATGTTCTTATGACAACACAGTGCTTTAAAGGAATAAAAGAACGTCACCGTGGTAAGAAGCTTGTTTATATGACACAGAGTAAGTTTGCTGGAGTTGTTAAAGATAACCCACATCTTGACGATATCATACCATGGGATGCAAGAGCTGCTAAGGACTATGCAATAATTTATAACCCCCATGGGCAGAAGATACTACCGGGAAATTTTAACAGTGGAGATGCAAAATTATATGCAATGTATCCTTACTTTTGCCACATAAAAGAACCTGATAAGATGTTTATTGCAAAAGACAAGCCAGACATAGAGGGTCTGTTTGATGAAGATTATATAGTTATAAATACGTCAGGTGCTTCCCCTTTTAGGCGATATAAACACATGGGTCTGGCTGTTGCTAATATTGGATATAAGGTAGTTATGGTTGGTTGTAGTTCAGACTTGTCCTGTGATTGTGACTTTGACCTAAGAGACAGACTTACCTATACAGAAAGTGCGTACGTAATGGATAAAGCAGTTGGTGCAATAGTTGTGGACAGCTTCTGCTCTCATCTTGCTGGTGCAGTAAATACGAAGTCGGTGTGCCTATTTGGCCCTGCACCTGCAAGGGTAGTTGGCCCTAGATATGACGACATAAGTAGGTTGGTGGAACTTGAACCAAATAAGCTTGACGTGTGTCCAGTATCTTCAAACTGTTACGGACAACCCGGTTTTAACGTTTGTGATTCTCCCTGTATAAACACTTTGTCCCCATTAAAAATTAAGAAAGAACTGCTTAAGTTGATAGGGGGAAACAATGGCTGAAAATAAGTTTTATGTTTATGCATGTTTAGACCCAAGAATTGGTAAAAAACGGAACAAAGAAGCAAGGTTGAACATGTCAATGACTCAAATAAATAAAAACAAAGAACTAAAGATTAAAAAGTTGTATCAATCTATTATTAATTTAATAATAAGAAAGGAACAGGCACTATGTGGATTGTGATGAAGTCAAAAAACGAGGAGAACAGTGTTGAAAGATGTATTTCAGATTTCCATGACGAGTCGTGGGTTTCAGGTATCAGGGTTGTTGACGGAAAATCTTCTGACTTTACTGTACATTTGTTAAAACAGTTTTCAAAGGTAGAGGTTTTTTCACACGAATATCTGGATTTTTATCATGACCAAGAAATTATGCAAGCAAACATAATGTGGTCATACGTCCCCAACGGTGAGATTGGTTTCTCTCTTGACTTTGATGAGAGATGTAACGCACCCTTAAAGGAATTCTTGTCACAAGTCGATGAAACAAACGAACTCCCTGAAGGTGCCGACATGGTTCATGTAGCAAGACGAACAGTGGAAGTGATGAGGCACGAAGACAGCCCATTTGCTATTCTTGATAAAAAAGGATGGCCCGTAGAGAGCCACCAAATTGGGCAGTTTCCAGATGCGCAACCCCGCTTGATAAGGTCGTCTCCGTATATCCACTGGATACAATCGCCACATCGAGTTGCAACGGGTTTCAAGAAAAACCATAATCTTAACCCTGATTGTTACATCGAACATTTTGAAAAAGAGGATGCGAGGTCGAGGCGGTGGATTGAACGTAGATGGCTTAAACCAATTGCATCAAGGAAAGCACTTGGACTTCCTGCTGATTTACATGAATGTTCACCAAAGCCAGAGTTCGCTGATTCGGCAGACATAAGTTACTGGAAGGACATTAAATAATGGGTGACATAGCTAAGGTCTTAAGCAAGATAGAACTAGAATCCAAACCAATGTTTAACAATAGTGTAAGGATTGAAGTGTCTGAAGCTGTGCATTTACATTGGAGAGATTTAAGAATACTAATGTCACCAGTTCAAGCTGAGTCTTTCTTTGATGGTGCCGTTGAAGCTGGCAGGGTTTGGGACGGTAAATTAAGTGTTGTTGATAGGGTATTAAAGAACACGGAGTTGAACACAGATATTTTGTTTGGTGATGAAGCTAAGGTTGAGTTGTTAAAGGACGGTAATATACATGTTCATTGGAGAGATTTAAGGTTAGAATTGACACATGATGATTTTAGGGAATTATCATGTCTACTTGAAAACGCATTAATTGAACTTGGTGGTATATAAATGAATAAAATAGCAATATTTGCTACAAACTTTGGAATAGATAAACCAAACCCGTTTTACAACATGTTTGTAACGGAGTTAAGTAGGTACTCACCTAGTGATTTCATGGTTGTTAATAAACTTGAGGATGCTGAAGTTGTTTTTCTGTTCACGCCTACTGAGTCTAGCTACAAACCAGACCTTTCGCTTTCTGAAAGGTTGAAAGATAAAAAGATTGTTCTAGTAAATGTATCAGAAGGGTGGTCTTTTTATGGCAAGACTGAAGAGTTCGGGAGGTTGTTGTTGTCGCCACCGTTAAATGGGATATTTTTGGCTTTTAATACTCATCATCAAAAAGGTAATATCTACCACACTACATCTGGAATAAAAACCTATGACTTTAACTTCCCAATAATGGCATTAGACCCAATATTCCCATCTATCGTTACCAACCATACAGTTCAAGATAAACATACTTTTTTAAATAGAACGTATGACTTGTCAATAATATGTGCTTGTTTTAATGTAGCTAGAAAAAAAATGTTAGGCATGGTTGAGAGTTGGGAGGGTAACACATTTACACACAATTCTATGTTGAAGGGTAGATTGCCAATAGGAAGTGTTTATAAAGAGCAAGAGAACAGCAAGATATGTATCAGTGTTGAGGGCGGTTCCTATAAGATGGCTAGACATCATGAAATTACGCTTAATAGTATTGTAGCAATACACCCTTACGATTACGAGTATTCATACCCTTGGATTGATGGAGAGAACTGTATTGTACTACCTTATGATAACAACACGGATCAGTTTGAGTCTGAGGGCATAGAGCGTGGGGGGTGGTATAGATATTTAGGTAGTCCCGATGTAAATTTGTGTAGAGATAAGATTCGGTACTATATTGATAACGGTGACGAACTTTATTCAATGTATCTTAATAGCATAAAAACATCTGAAAGATACAGACCAGACAATTATTATAGAGACTATATTGGTAAAGCGGTGATAGAATACTATGGAGGATAACATGGATAAAGTAATGATAAGAATTGACGAAATATCTCCATACGATGGGCATCATCCGCCAACAGATGATGGGTGGCGTGACGTTGAAGCTAAACTAAGCGACCCTGCCAGTACAAAGGGGTATCACGATAAGGGGGCTAGGGTGGTATTGGATGGTATACTTAATGGTGGAGAAATTACCCCAATAGCCGTAAGGCTTACAAAAAATGTATATTTCGATATCAAAAGAAAATATGAACGGCTTGATGGATGGAAAAGATATATGGGAAGCAAGTTGGCGGGTAAACAAACAATACCATGTTATGTTTTTGCTGAAGAAGGTTCTTATGGTGGGATACAGCAAGGATGTGAATTGTGGGAAATAGAACCGAAAGGAAGTCATGTTTAAGAGAGACGACATACCACAGTGCTTTGCTTTTGAATTATCAAATAGGTGTAATCTTTCAAGATATCATCCCAAGTGTCCCACAAAAGCAGATGCAGAGCCAATAATATTAAGTACAAAAATAATAAAAGATACCATAGATTACTTTGGTGAGCAAAAATATAATGGGACTATTTATTTTAATATTTATAACGAGCCAATGAACGACCCAAGATTGTTAATGCTTATGCATTACGTTAAAGAGCATTGTGGCTGTAACATGAACCTGTGGACTAACGGTTGGTATTTAGACCAAAACCTAGTTAATGAAATTAATGATTTAGGTGTACATATCACGGTTACTAGTTACTCTGACAAAGGGAAAGCTTGTGTCAAACCAACATGAACTAGACGGTAGGATGGACATATATAGCCAACCATCCACAAATCAAGGCAAGTGTCACTTCCCCTCTACTTATGGCATGATTAATCACAAGGGTTATTTGGTGCTTTGTTGTATGGATTGTGAGTATACACATCACTTTGCCGACCTTAACGTTATGGGTATTAAGGAAGCACTTGGGTCTGATGAAAGAATAAAAATATGTGAAGAGTTGGAGTCTGGCGCTAGAACTTTAGACGTATGTAAAAAATGTAAACCTCCGGGTTGGGGGATATAATCTTAATGAAGGAGAAAAGATGAAACCGTGGAAAGAATGTTTTGGATGGTTCGGAGAACCTGACGGTGAGAAGTTGCAAGAATTAGCAAAAGATAAGATATGTGTTGAAGTTGGAAGTTATGAGGGCAGGTCTACAGTGGCCCTGCTAGAGGTTGCAAAGCATGTTAATGCCGTTGATTACTTTCGTTCACACGCAAATGGTCAATGCCAAGAAGATTTATTCACAACACTTGACAAGTTTAAAGAAAACACGTCTGGCGCAGAAAACTTAACCGTATGGATTGGTTCATCTCTTCATGCATGTAGAAACTTTGAAGACGATTCTGTTGACCTTGTTTTTATTGATGCATTACATACATATGAAGCTGTATTGTGCGACATAGTGGCGTGGTATAACAAACTAAAGATGGGTGGTACGTTTTGCTTTCACGACTACAATTCTCACCCACCAGTAAAAAAAGCAGTTGATACAATATTTAGTGGTGTAGAGTCTATATCTGACTTTGCTTATACAACCAAAAAGTTTCCAAATATTTGGGATAGACGTTAATTAATAGCAACACAATCCATTAATGGAATAGAGGAATTAATATGAAACCAGACATAACATTAGTATTCCCAAGCAGTCCGTTTCTGTTGAATCAGATAATGTTCCCACCGTTGGGTATAATGTATCTGAGTGCTTTTTTGAAACAACATGGTATGGCAGTACAGTGCCTAGACATGGCGTTGGGACATACTGCTGACATGGCAGAGTCTGACATTATTGGCCTGTCTTTCACTACACCACAGAGAGATGAAGCGTTTAAGTTGGCTAAGCATTATAAAGAGCAAGGTAAGTATGTAATAGCCGGTGGCCCTCATCCTACTCACATGCCAGATGAATGTAGAGAGAACGGTATAGACTGTGTTATTGCAGGTTACGGAGAAATAAAGCTATTGAACAAGATTTTAGAAATTCGTGGGATGCCAGTATCGGTACAAGAAGATGGTTATAAAATAGACGACTTCCCTATGCCAGACAGGGAATGTTTACCAATACACGACTACTATCAAGAGATTGAAGGCAGACAGTCAACTCCACTGATTGCTTCAAGGGGATGTCCCTACGGGTGCTCATTCTGTAGCAAGGTGAGTCCAAAATTTAGCATTCAGTCTGCTGAAAGAACACTAACTGAAATAGATCACTTAAATTCAAAGTATGGATACACCGCCTTCTCAATATACGATGATACTATTGCCGTAGATAAAAAAAGGCTGAGCATTTTGGCAAACGAATTGGTAGACAAAGGTTACAAGTTTAGATGCTTCTGTAGGGCAGACCTTTTGAACGATAAAAACGTTTGCCTGGATTTATCAGCAATGGGTGTAGTAGACGTTGGTATTGGTATTGAAAGCGGTTCAGACTATATATTAAAGAAGAACATGAAGGGTAGTACCGTTGATGTAAATACTATAGCCGTTAAAAACCTACAGGAAGTTGGGGTAAGAGCAAAAGCGTTCTTGATAGTAGGGCTTCCGGGTGAGAACGAAGACACGGTAAGAGAAACCGCTAAATGGATAGAGGATGCTAAACCAGACGACATTGGTGTATCAATGTTTCAACCCCTTCCAGGTTCTGATATTTTTAAGCATCCAGAAAAATATGATATAGAATTTGAATATAACGGTAACCCAATGTGGTATAGAGGGACACCGGGTGAATACAAACCAATGACAAGAACTAAGGACTTGTCTACGGATAGGATAATAGAACTTAGAGACCAATTAGAGGGTAACTATAAGCGGGAGGAGTTACTTCAATGAGAATAAAAGATATCGAGGTTAAGTTTGACATTGAAAGCACCTGTAAAATTTGTTGCAGGAACACTGATTGTGTTCACAATATGATTAATGATCGTAGGTGTGAAGATATTTTATGCAACCTCAAACACGTAGAACTTGATGAAAACGGTAGGTGTATGTGCTTTGCAGAAAGGATAAAAACCAATGAGTGCTAAAATATATTGGATATGCAATAAGTGTGGTACCGAGATTGAAGACACGGTTCAGCTATCTGGCGGTAAGTACACATGCACAAACTGTGGCGCAGAAAAGGACTCTCCTTACATTGAACGGCAGTTACTACAACGTGGCAAGATGAACCACGAAAAACCCAATAAGGAGGAGAACCAATGTTAGACCTTTTTGTTATAAGCGTACATCAACCCAACTCTGATTTTGTAGAAGCAGTAAGTTCATTTAATGGTAGAACGCACAGGATGTACACTGTAGAAAACATGTCTGAAATAAACGAGATAGAAAAAGATTCTGAATGGTATGGGGTTATTTATGACAATGAGTTGATACAGGAAGAACTACTTGAAGCACTGCCTGTTTTCTTTGAACAGTCACAAGCAGACGTTTTGATAGCTTACCGTGACAACGAAGATAACCTTAAACCAGCCTCAATGGGGCCAAGGTTTTTCAGGAGAGATATCATGCTAAGGGATGACTGCCTTAACGTGGCAGAAGAAGACGGCCTTGTATTTGATAAAATATTAAACGGATGGATTTTAAATAATGTCAGCACCTAAGAACATAACACAATACTTTGCAATGCTTGACGGCCTTGCTGTTGGTACAAAAAAAGAAATTGAGGATAGGTCTCAATATGAAAACGCTGTTAGGTACAAAGGACAAGTGTTCAGTAATGCGATAACACAGAGATATGCAGGGTTGTTCGCACCTCTTGACCCAGATTATGTGAAAAGAAAAAACAAGACTGGTGCGAACACTGGATTCTGGAGACTCTATGACAACCTTATTAGTAGTCTTAAGGCTTTCAAGTATGGTGGTGGTAAGAAGAATGGTTGGGTCGGTGGAGTATTCCCGGGTTCTAGAAACAAAAACGGTGAGGATATCACAACGTATGGTCTAAAAGTTGAGAACAAAATCAAAGGTGGTAGGCCGTTGTTTGGGTTTACCATGGACGAATATGCCAATACAGTATGGAAATTAGTAGGTAAGACTTCTTTAAGCAAAGTTAAACTTTTTTGGAGGTAACAATGAACACAATCAACTATGAAAAAATGTCGCCAGTTGAGCTTGTAAAAATAATAAAAGAAAACTTTGCAGAGCACAAAGATGCCAAGCTGTCAAGGTACAGTATTAAGTGGGGTAAGTGGTCTAGGCTTATGAATATAGCAATAAGGACAAGACTTGAAGGGAATGAAGCAGAAGTCATGAAAGATAAATTAATGGTAGTGCAAAACTATTGGAGATTGGTATCAGAGATACTTGAACTTTATTCGTCTGGTGGGTTCTTTAATGGCCTTAAAAGAAACAAGTTTATTGATGAAGCAAAAGGGTTGGAAAACATTATAAAAGAGGCATAGAATGGGACTCGAACCAACAGCAAGAGAATCAAACTTACGTGACAGCATTAAGAAGTACTTTGTTGACAGTATATATAAGACACATGGAATAGCACTGAGGATGTTTGATAAAAATTTAGGCACTCCGGCTACACAGACCAAGGCTGTAGATCAGTGGGTGTCTATAACTATGGGTAGTAAGACAAGGGATATTGTTTCGTCCTTGGTTTTGGAAATCTATTGTAGCACACGCAAGGATGCCGAGGGGTTCAAGCTATCACAGCTTACAGATACAGTGTACCAGTATCTTGTAGACCTCACACAGACGGACAGGTTGGCAAGGATACCGTTCTATCAAAGTAAACCGAAGGGGCAGGCTTGGGTGTTACTCGGTTCTATTTTAGTAACAGACATTATCGAAAGCGATGACATTGAGGGTGAAGATAAAACCAAGTTTAAAATATTAACAGTTAGCTTGAGATGGCCAGCAAACGTCTAGGAGATGAAATGGGAGAGAAGATATTTATTAACTGTGAGAAGTGTGGGAAAAGGCTGATTGAAAGACTTCCGAACGGACTGTTTAGATTCCTTTACGGCAAGAGCTCTAAGCATTCGTTGGATATGACACCAGCCGTTGAGATGGTAATAAAGGGTAATGTTGAGATTAAGTGCTTAAGTAGGAAATGCAAGCATGTTAATAAGCTGAATTACCTTCCAAATATTGAAGAATAATCGCTTGTCGGTAACTACCCACTATGCGAAGCTCTGGGTAACAAATTAAACATGAACAGAAAGGATTAAGTTATGGCAAGAACAGGCCCAACAACAAACGATTCGACAACCGTAAAACTTGGATTGGCTCAAATCAGAGTCCTAGATTCGACTACAAACATCGCTGAAAAAGATGCTGTGGGAGAAACAACTGACTCAATAGGTACTTTGTCAATGACCAAGTACACCGGAGACACAGAGTTTTATAAACTAGAGTCTGGTTTCCCACTTTCAACAGATGCATACTTCCCTCTTCGGGAGAATGCAAGCATTGAGTGTGGCATCAGAGAAATGACACCGTACAACTGGGCGTTAATCTATGGAATAGACCCTGTGGGTAGCTACGCAGAAGAGCATTCTGGTGAGATTAACCTCGGTGCAAGAGTTACTCCTGCATATCTCAGGATGGAAGCACATTATACGTATCCTGATGGGTCAAACAAGATGTATATCATCTTCCCAAGAGCAGTTGTAACCTCAACAGTTGAAGAAGACAGCCAGCTAGAAGAAGCTTCTTCTGTCCCTGTTACCTTTACAGCTACACCAGCAGATGATTCTGTTACCGATGGCAATGCAGCATGGAATAGTGCACCTCTTGGTAGAATTTACTGGGCAGAAGCATAAACACTAACAATCTTATTTAAGAAAGGATTTAAAATGGAACCAATATCAAACCCAGAAGCAGAGAACAAAACGATGAACCCTCAGATTGCGAGTGTCTATATAGGCATTCGTAGTTTGAGACCCATCGAGATACTACCCTTATCAATGGGAGACTTGAACAAGATAATCACATTGGTAGAAACAGACCTAAAGGAATATATGGAACGTAACCCTGAGGGTGGTACTGAAATTACAATAGGTACGTTCATAGTTAACACCATCAAGAACAATATGACCAAAGTTCTTACTCTTGTGTTGGACGCTAAAGACGATGACGTGGATGGTATACTAAATGAAATGACCACCATGCAAGCAAGTGGGATTGTTAAAATAATTTACGAAGAGAACTTCTTCAACCCATTTGAAAAAAACTTAAAGAGCCTTCTCGCTCAGACTCTGGGAAGGCTGTTTCCACAGCAGACGCAGTTAGAACCGTCATTAGAGGTTACGGAGGATACAGAATTGAAGACTTCTACAGAAAGCGATGGTCTGAAGGAGGAGTAACCAAGAATCAGATGTTATTCTTCTACAACAGAGCACAGGAAGAAGAATACGAAAACATGAAGTTCCAAGCTGGACTACAGGGTGTTGATTTAGACAAGGAAGTTGGTAAGCAACAGACAGTCAAGACCACCAAGGGTGAGGTTACGTTGCCCGGAGAGTTTATGTTCGGTGACCCAGCAGAGAACGAAGACCTGTCAGATAAAGAGAAAAAGGAACTAACGGATAAGATGATGGGTATGCACAGAAGGTGGGCAGGTAATAAGTTGAAAGGTACATAACGTGGCAGAACAGACATTAATTCTTGGAACATTATTTACGGGCAAGCTGGCTCCGGGATATAAGAGGGAGTTGGCCGTTGCAAAACGCCTTATCAGGGGTGTTGGCAATGAGTATGCTAAAACGGGTAGTAAAGCTAAGACCGCCGGGACAAAGATAGGGCAGTTTAATAGGGGTGTACAGAAGGGGACGGCCCCGTTAAGGAAATATGGTGGTGCTATGACCAACCTTAGCGGTGCGTTTAAAACCGTCCTCACCTACGGTGCTGCTGGCATGGTTATTATGGGTGTAACACAAGCTCTACGTGCTGGTGTGTCTGAGATTGTTCAATACGACCAAGCACTAAAGAACCTTGAGGCCATTAGCGGTGCAACGTCCGAACAACTCATGGTTATGGGTAGCACGATACAGGAGATCGCACGAACCACAAGGTTCTCAACATCAGAAATTGGCAAGGGCATGGTTCTACTTTCCCAAGCTGGTTTTAGTGCCTCAGAAGCAGTCCTTTCTATGCAAGCAGTTGCAGACCTAGCAACGGGTACACTCACAAGCATGACCACAGTTTCAGACCTGCTAACCACATCTGTTAGAGCGTTTAATTTGAACGCATCAGAGTCGGGTAGGGTTGCCGATGTTATGGCAAACGCTGTCAATAAATCAAAACTTACAGTAGATAAACTAAGAATTGCATTCAACTTTGCTGGTGCTGCGTCTGCTCAGGCTGGTCTATCAATAGAACAGACAGCTGCGTCTATGATGGTTTTATCGGACAATGGTCTCAGAGCTTCTACAATCGGCACGGGTTTTCGGCAAGTCCTCAAGCGTCTTATTGCACCAAACGAGAAGCTAAAGGATGCTTACCTTCAGGCTGGTGTTGCGCTTGATAGTCTCACCATAGACCAGACACAAAACTATGAACAAGTTCTAATGAACATTACGAGAGTATTGTTTGATACAAAGACTGCGACCGTCGATATGGCCAAAGCCTTCAAGCTGTTTGGTCTTCGTGGTTCACAGGCAGCTGCTATCCTAGTTAAAGAATTTGCATCACAAAAGTTTAACCAAGCTCTTGCAAGAACTTTTGCAGTTGGAACAGCAGCAAGAATGGCCAGTATCCAGTTTAAAGGTCTTGAGGTCTCAATTAAAAATCTTAAAGATAATTGGGGTGTCCTTTTTATAGCTCTTGGGGAGGCTGGCATTAAGGGTGCGATGACTTCTATCGTCAACATAACACGCCAACTTATTATTGGTTTGACAGACTTGGCACGCAACGGTGTGGCTGCATCTATCGTGAAGGTAACACTATTAACCGGAGCAATATTCGGGACTGTAAAAGCAGTTCAGGCTCTTACGAAAGCTTTTAAGGCGTTAGCTATGAGTAGCTTCGTTAAGTCATTAATGACAGCAAATGGAATTGCTGCTATAGGTGGCAACATTTGGTTCTTGACCGCACTTGCAATAAGTTCTGTTATTGTGGCGGTTTATAATCTAATGACAGCATACAAGAGGTTGGGTGAAAGGGCTTCAGCGACAGCCACCAAACACAGGGGTACAATCTCATCCTTAGAGTCTTACGGTGGTGCGCTAGACGAAATATCAAAGAAGTTTAAAACAGACATGAAGAATGCAACACAAGAATATGAGTCTACGCTTAAAAGACTTATTCAGGAGCACCCCAAGCTTGCTGATAAAATAGACCTATACACATCTGCCCTTGAGAGAAATCAAAAGGTAATAAGCGAGGCAAAGAATGCTGAACGTATCGAAGAACTCAAACAACTTGTCATAGCTAACGATAATTTGGCGAAGGCATCAAAGAACCAAGCGTTCTGGGCTGGTGCTTGGAAAGTCATAACTGAGGGTGGTGCGTCAGCTCTTAAGGCTTATTCTGACACGTTTAGGGCTATGGGTGCCACGACAAATCAGATTGCTAGTGCTATTGATAATCTTGGTGACTCTAGCGACCAAGCCTTTCTTAAAATTCTTGGTGCAGAAGAAAAGGTTAACAAGGGTTTGGCCTCACTATACGCCACCATGGTTTCTGCTCCGTTTGACTTCTTGACTGGTGGTGCACAGAACATGGTTGATACCCTTATCATGATTGGTATGGAGAGCGAAAAGGCAAACATATTGGCCGACAAAGTTGCTGTTGGTTATGTTGCCCAAGCAAGACTTATAAGAGCAGCTCAAAAAGAAATGAAGGACTTAACCCTAGATGATTACCTCCGTACAAACAACATTAAAATGTCTACGGAAGCATATAAGCGTCTACAGGAAGCAATGCTACAGGTCATAGAAACTGAGAAGAGGGTTGCAAGTGAGGCTGAAGATTTCAAGAAAAGGCTTGAGGCTGACGTTAGGGCAGACCGACCAAGCTTCTTTGCAGAGTACCTTGGGTTGGCAGGTGCTGGTGAAAAAGCTGAGTTAAGAACACTGTTTGATTCAATGCAGTCCACAATTGAAACAGCACTAGATAAGATAAAGAACCAAGAGGGGCAAATAGGAAAGACCGAGATACAGCAACGCAGGGAAATAGAGGAAACAAAACTATCTATACGCCAAGAGTATGCATTAAGGATGCTAAAGGTTCTCAAGGGTGACGAGCTTGCAGTTATACAGTCAAACATAAAAGGTCTAAGTAAAGAGCTTGCTAAAATAAAATCAATTGACAAAGACGACCGCAACACGGCACAGATAGCAGACCTTAAGGAGAAGATTGTTTTAGCCAAGAACGAAGCCAAGCTGTTGGTTGATGAATTTAAAAAACTAGTAGAAGCCAATATGTACCTCGGTAAATCAGACCTTACATTCCTAGACGGCATGACCGACTCTTTGGAAAGACTTGAGTTTAAGGTTGAAAAGACAGACCGAGACGTAAAAGATAGATTCTTAGGGTGGGACAGAATGTTCGTTGACGTTGGTAACTCCCTCGTTGATAACATTGCAAACGGTTTTGGTGAGATAGCTTCTGGCGCAGACAGTATGGCGGATAGGTTCCAGACCATGGCTCAGCGTATGATTCAGGACATGATAGCCTTAATAGCAAAGGTTCTTATGTTGAAGGCATTACTCGGTGCAACTGGTGGATGGTCGGGTAATGGCTTTATTAATAAATTTACACAGGCGGGTCTTGGTCAGCTTGGGTTTGAAAATCCATTAGCTAAAGTGGGAAGTTCAGTAAGTAATATGTCTAACAACATGACAACCAACAAAATAAACAACCCCATCGGAAACATGATATCACCAATAATGTCTCGTGGAATGGGCGGTAACGGTGGCGGTAGCACAACAACAACTAATACTTTTAAGATTAATGCTGTAGACGCAGCCTCGTTTAACAAGTTGTTAAGTAACAGGGGTGCAAGGACTATTATGGTTAATACAATAACATCTAATAAACAGCATAACGGTTCCATAAGGAAGGGTTAATAATGAGTACAGAAATATTTCATTACCAGCCAATGATGTTAGACACAAAAGGTGGTACTGTTTTTAATGTTGTTCATTCTGAGTTTGAGAACATGGCGACACAGAGGGGGTTAATATCTGAACGGCAGAAGCAGTATTTTTCTTTCTCATACAACGACAAGCTGTTGCTCCCCGGTGAATCAGAAACCTTAAGGGATGAGATACAGGCTTTTTATAATGCAAGGCAGGGTTCGTTTGACAACTTCTTTTTACCATCGTGGAGACTAGAAGCTAAACTACAGGAAGCAGTCACAACTTCCGATAATACCTTCATTTTACATAAAAATCCAACATACATGGGGTTCTCAAAGACGGCACTACAACCGGGAAATTGGGTTTATTTTTGTCACAGATTCCCAAGAGACTTTGAGGTTTCACCCACCCACGAAGTAAGACAGATAATAGATTGGTCTGAGAGTGGTGGAGAATGGACGGTGACTGTTGACAGCACATTCGATAACGACTATAGTGTGGGTACGTATGTACAAAAGGCTTACATCGTTTACTTTGCATCACCAGACTTAGCGTACATAAAAGACATACCGTATAGCGTTGGGTACACAATAGACTTTGTAGAAGATTTGTCAGAGTTATATCTTTCAGACTTTGGAGGTTAGTTATGCCAAGAGAAGCACCACTAGATTTCTTTAAACAAAAAAACAAGCTTCAGTATCAGTTAATCAATTTGGCTGTTGTTGAGGCTTCATATGTATACATGTCTTACCTTGATTCAACGTCTACTAAGACAGCGGTTAAGGTTTCAGAAACCGTAAGGGTAATATTAAATGCTGCCACAACGGCACACGGCTATGATTACTTTTCGAGTGGTGATGGTTTCTGTTGGTGCCTCTCGTTTGATGACGGTGCTAACGTGGGGGCTATGAGAAAGGTGTCTACTTACAATGCGACTACTGGGACGTTTACTTTTGATGTACCCCTTGATAATGAACCCGGAACTGTTCCAGATAAGATTAGAATATCAAAGAACCTATTTCTTGTTAGCAAAGTAGACCCCGTTAACTTTTACATACCAGACCAATCATACGGTGCTGACGTTGCGATGACCTACGTACCATTCCCAATGACCATTGTACCTATGGGTACTAACGCCAAGGGAGAGGTTATGACCCTAGACATAACACTGTCATCTGTTAATAAGGTTATCGTTAACGCAGTTTTACTTGCTAAAGGCATACAGGGGAACAGGGTGTACCACTTAAGGGTATTTGAGGGTACGCTCGACCAAGGCAAAGAATACTGTATTAAGGATTCGGCCTACATAGATTCAGTGTCAATCAACAACACACAAATACAGTTCTTACTTGAGAGTAAGCATAACATAGTAGATGTACAACTTCCGGGGTGTACCTACAATATAGACTTTTGCAGGTTCAGATTTAAGGGTACCGAATGTGGCTGGAGTCTAACCGGAACGGGTGCTGGAGATGGTGTATTGTTTGATTACTATGAGAAAAAAAATGATGCTGGAGTAGTTATAAAAGACTATCCTCTAGTTAGTCCCGACACCTGCGACCATACATTGAACGGTTCAAACGGATGCCAAGCACATAATAACGCACTTAGATTTGGTGGGTTCCCAACATTATAATGAAAAAGAAATCATACGATAAATATATAGGTCTGCCCTTTAAACATCACGGTCGTGACAAGGACGGTATTGATTGTTGGGGGTTACCAATGCT